CATTAAAAACTGCATAGCCATCAAAGCCTTCATTCCCATAATAAGAAAAATTAGTATTATAAGCATTCGTGCCCCCTCCCGCGCTCGCGGTAGTTGTTAAATAAAGCTCATTGTCAGCATTACTAACATTAGACTGAAGAAAAACGTAAGTGCCGCCCTTATACAAATTAAGAGTTCTGCCTTGGATATTAGAAACTGTAAATCCTTGCGCAGATCCAGAACCAAAAAAAGGATGCTGAGCTGTTTTCGTAGCTACACCGACCTCAAAATAAAAAGCGCTATTACCAAAATTATTAGATACAGCTGGTACAAAAACTTTTTCTGATATGTTTTGCCAATTGCCTTTTGAATCAAAATTGTAAGAGCCGCTAATTGTATTAAAATCTTGACTGTTTGGAGTTAAACTTAAAACCGTAGCGGTTCCAGTTCTTGGATGGCCAGTCGGGACAAAAACTTCTACAGAAGCAGTATAAGTTTCTCCTCTTATTACATTAATATTAAAGCCATGCTTGTTAGAAGTAGAGTCTGTTTGGCCAGATACATAATTATATTTATAAATAGAATCATTCTTATTAAATGGCCCAGGAGCGTTATCAAAAAAATTTCCTTGCCCTGCCAGGTTCCCTGAATAGTCTAATTTAAAAAAGGCTCTTCCAGTGTTTGCCGGTTTTATTGCAAAACCTGCATTTCCAGTTGGTTGAGTAAATAAATTCGTAGTTGGTTCGCCATCGTAAGATTTACCAAAAAAATCATACAGTAGAACACAAGACTCTGCGGCAGAATCTAAAGAACCATAGACTTTTTTTATTTCCATATCAATAAGACCCTGTATAAATAATAGAAGAGATTATACACTCTATATTATTTGGTTGCATTATTTTTGTTATAAAGGCGTCTCCAGTTATAGTGCCCAAACCGCTAGCAGTAAAAGCAAAATTATCTATAAATTGAGTAAATAAAATACCATGCTGCCCGCCAGGATTGCTATAGTTTCCATTGAATGGAAGAATATCTATCTGTTTAAAACCAATTTTATTATTAAAGGTTTTTGAGCCTTCAATAACTTGATTATTCGAATCTAAGTCTACAAAATTGCTTCCTGTTAAAGCAAAGTTGTCTTCTAAATTAGTTATTCTTGAATTTAAATTTCCACTTACATTATTAATCTTTGTATTTAATGCTCCGCTAGTTGTAGAGTTTAAATTCGTTAATCCAGAAACTTCTCCACTGATAACTCCGCTAACCTCTACTTGAAACCCAGTAATTAGGTTAATCGCATATTGCGCATCGCCAGAAACAGTAGTTACATTTAAATTAGTAGTTGATACATTGCCACTAAGAGTGTCTATCTGTGAATTTAAAAAATTTCCAGTAGAAACGACAAGGCCACTCAAATTAGTTTGAGTAGATTGAATTAAAGAAACTAAACTAGAGCCTGTATTTGTTAGATTACCACTTAATATAATAAAATCACTCTCAGACAAAAGGTCAGAGATATAACCAGAAGGGTTATTGCTCGGATAATAACTTTGGTCTGTGACATCTAGAATGAAACCAGATAGCTCCGGTTGATCTAGCTGCTTAAGCCTAACTAAATTAGCCATTAAATCAAATTACACTGATTATCTGCCTTCTGATAATATCTTCTGTACGTCTTTAGATATTTTTTTCTGTTTTTTATTATCTGCTGGAGCTTGATAAGCAGAAACGTGTCTTTGGAACTCTCTTTCTAGCCTAGCTACGAGTATTTCATAATTGTCTGTTGGCAACATGCCTACTTTCATAGCGTGAGCTTGAATATCGCTTCTATTTAATGAGCGAATATAATTTTTATACTGATCAAAATTATTAGTTCCATATTTTTGCAAACCAGTATCACCCCAAATTTGATCTAGAGTAGTTGGTTTTCCTAGTTCTTCTTTTGCGTCTATTTGATTTAGTTCTTGTAGCTTTGATTTTTTAGCCATATAAAAATTATAACTTAATTAAGCACATATATCAAATAAAAAACCCGCTAGGTTTCCCCAGCGGGTTTTGTTATAACTGAATCTATTAAACGATAATACCAGAAAGCGCGCGAGCATCAATACAGATGCGGCCCTCTTCCAATGAACCGTAGAATCCAGCCTTGTCAGTTCTTTGCAAGAATTGATCGTCTGGTTGCACGTTGAATTGGCTTCCGGTCTCGGAGCTTGTAGCAACAGCGCGAATCAAAGCTCCCTTAGTGTTATCAACGCCAACTAGGATTTGATAAACTCCAGGAGTAAAAGCTCCTCCGAGAGTGTTAGTTTCAGAAATATAAGAATCAAATAGTACGTTGTACTTCTTATCCAAACCAAGCTCAATCAACTCAATGATGTTTACACCATAGATCTCTTGCATACCAGCGTTGCGATAGATCTCTTCTCTCATTCCGTCAGGAAGAGCAATGCCTACGTTAGTGTCAGTAGTTCCAGTAGCACCTTTAGTGGTGTTTAGTGGGTTATAAGCAAAAGCACGAATCTTTTCTTTAATCTCGGGGGAGACATAAAGATCAGTCAATCCAGTGCTGTATGGATCAGCGGGAGTACCACCAGCCCAAGACTCATTGATTCTCTTGACGCGAGTCATGAGCTTGTTGAGATCGTCGAGCTTAAATTGCCCAGCGGTTCCAGCAGCAATATAGTGCTTGAGGGCAGCGCCGCCCGAAGGAGTAGTGGAAGCTTCGCCAAGAGCCTTTAGCATTACCGCCCAAGCATTACGCTCTTGCTTAATCAAAACTTCTTGAGACATACGCTCAACCAACTTAGCGATAATGTCCAAGCGAGCTTGGCGAGCATATCTCTTGTTGATTGAAACTGCGCTATCCAAACGATAAGTGGCAATCTTTACCTCTTGAACAGCAGAAACATCTTGAGCTGAAGGCAAGCCGCCAGCAAGAGTTTGCGAATAAACGCTAACGTAACCGTTATTTAGCTCTTGATAGTAAAGATCAAGAGGATAACTTGGCGAGTCATTTTCATCAAATGGAGCGTCGGTATAAACCGAAGAGGCAGTACCAGCTTGCAAAATTACTCTTTGAATGACAGGTCCAAGGAAAGCGGCGAAAGCTTCAGAAGCCTCAGCAGCGACTAATCTATTTTTGGAGCCAAGAGCCTTAATTAGCTCTACTTGCTCAGGGGTATTTTTTAGTTTAATTCTCATGTTAATCCTTTATATTATAGGGCCAATTTAACGAGGGTTTCTCCATTTGTATCAGCAGCTCCGAGGAACTTACCGATAGCGACGTTGGCAGTTGGGTTAGTTCCAGTAGAAGAAGTAATTTGCCCTGTTCCACCAGCGTAAGCGGTGCCACCAGCGGTAGGAGTTCCAAGAACACCTTGCACTAGGAAGATGCCGCGGGTAACTACTGGAACAGCTTGTCCAGGAATTACAGCTTGCATCTCAGCAGCTTTGCGAGGATTATACTTAAGAAGCTCGCCATTTTCGTCAGCGTCTTTAACGTCATAGAGCATCAAGCCGATTGGGGTCTCACCAGTTGTACTGGTAACAACCTTAGCGGTTACTCCATAGCGTTGAGAAACAACGTTAGTGGGTTGTAGCGTGCCAGCTCCGCCGATGAATTCTATTCCACCGCCAAGCTCAACGCCTGAATCGTAGTTTTTCCATCCGGTAGCGATCTTGACCAAGCTTCCCTTGGTGATGCTGATCGAACCAGCGACTAAACCAGTTGTGTCGTATGCGAACAGATTTAATACATCGTGTTCATCATAATCTCTGAAAGGTCTTAATTTGTAAGCCATATTTTATCCTTTATTATAATGTGTTTTTTATTTTATCTAACTATGAATCCATCATAGTCAAAAGCTTGTTTGTATTTATTGAAGAACGAGTCGTCTGAAGCAGTAGAAGTCATAGGCATAGCTGATGTCTTCTTTTCGCCATTGGCGGCTGCTTGGTCGATAATTTCAGAGGCGTAAGTCTTCTCTTCGTCTTTTGACTTATCTGACATCTCTTTCTTTTCGCCCTTCTTCTTGTTCTTCATGAATACTGCCATCTTATTTTTGTAAGCGGCAAAAGAGTCGTCATCGAGATCAGCAATATCAGAAGCTAGAACTTGTCTAGTTTCGCTGTCTAGATCGTACTCGCCATCGAAAGCGCTCATTCTCTCATTGAACTTCTCATTGGCCAAAATAGCCTTTTTGTCAGACTCAACAGCTTCGAGAGAAGCTCTAAGAGCGGCGATTTCTTTCTGAAGAGAGTCTTGAGCGGCTGATAAAGTATCATACTTTTCATTAGCGGCTTTTAAAGACTGCTCAACAGTGGTTTTTTCAGCGGTATATTTTTCAGAAGCTAGTTTAAGCTCTTGTTCAATAAGATCGGAAATTTGAGAAGCAGTTGCTTGCTTCAAACTCTCATCTGTGATATCTTTGATGCTTTTAATTATCATAACTTTATTATCGTTATCTATATTTACATTTAAATTATCAATATTGGAAATATTTTCTTCTTTAATTTCTACAGAGGCCTCTGTTTTTAGTGTTGCGATACCTTTTACATCAGCCGCGGGAGTCTCTGTTAAGCCAACTCCTAAGGGAACAACGTTACCAATAACTTTTCTGTAAACAGATTTTCTTTGGTCTACTTTGCCTGATCCGCCGAAAGCTCTAAGACTATTTTTGATAGACTCAATCTCGCTCGCGTCAGAAATGATAGACCCGTCTTCTATATTTTTAGATTCTCCATCGATCATAACTACATTGTAATCGTTAAACCCAAGCTCCCAGCTTGCGCTTACTGATTGATATTTATCACTACTAGCATCGCTAGAATCTTCGATCTTATTAGCAAGATCAGGATTAGAGACTTTCCAAATCACGCCGCCGAGGGTTATGTTAAACGGTTTCTTGAAATCTTTAACTTGCTCTTCTGAAAGCGAAGCATCTGATCCAAACTCACTAAAGCCAGCAGTTAAAATTACTCCAACAATTCTTTCTCTATTGTGTTCGATATTAATTGGCTTATTAATAAAGTCTTTATAAGAAGCAATAGCAGTATCAGTATCTATAACGTCACCGTTTTTGTTAACTCTATTCACAACAGCGGCATTAAAAGCGACAGGCAATAAATCAACATTCTTTTCTGTGTCAACGTTAGGTATAAAACTCCCAACTTGCATTAAAGACGCCAATGCTAAATACTTATCCTTGTCCTCTGAAACCAAAGGCCTTAGAATAGAACTAAATGTTGTAGTATATAAAAAGCTCATAATTAAATTTCGTACCATTTTTCTGAAGTCGCGTCCTCGTCCAAATAAAGCTCGTCCGCGCTGTTAAAATCGAACTCTCCGATCTCTAAAACATCCAAAGAAGCCTGAGTTAAATCTTGGTCTTCTGGCTCCCAAGAATCAGAAACGTCGATAACTCTTACGAAAGCTTTTGAAACATCTTGGTCAGCTTTTCTATAAGAATCTTTAACTTTGCCGCCAGCCATCATTCTTAGAAACATGTTTACTCTTGCCATGGCCCATTGGCCTCTTGTCATTCCTGGTCTGTGACTAGAGCTAAATGCTCCGGCTCCTCTACGATAAACTTTTTTTAATTGAGATAAGCTTACTTTTCTAGACTGCTTAGCATTGTGGTCTTTTACTTTGTTTTTTAAAGCTTCTACAACTTTATTTGAAAAAGAAATCGCATTATCTGATTTTTCCCCAGCAGAGCCTGGTTTATTTTTAGAAGACCCGCTTTTTCTTTCTGATGGCGAAGATGGGGTTTGAGCGGCCCCTTTGCGGCCAGGTCTCTTAGCTTCTATCTCTACGCTTAATTGCCCTGAAACCATCTCGTTCGAGGCTATTTCATTCGCGGCGTTTTCATCGAGAAAATCAATGCAAAACTCGTTACTGTTAGGAGTCTTTTTAAAATTATTGTTTTTCATTTCAAAATTTATTTCACGATGTTATTAAATATTACACTTTTTCTCTAAGATTCTGACTTAGATTTAGCAAAGCTGCTGAAAAAATATCAACATTATGCTCTTCTGCTATTTCTAATAGCTTAATCATTTTCTTTGGATCATCTTGTTTCTCGCCTTCGCTATAGGCTTTTATAGAATAATCCCAATTAGTTTTTTCTTCATTAATTATAATATTTTTAGCTATTTGTTCTGATATAGATTTTTGCTCTTTAGTCAAAGATTTTTTCTTATGTTTATTTTTGAGAAACTCTTCTACTTTAGCAGAAAGTATTTCGTACTCCTTAAAAGTTTGAGATATCGCTTTCATTGAATAAGAAGCAATGGCTGGAGCTTTTTTGCCGCCTCCAGTAGGAGATACGCTTTTACTAGATTGAGGCGAGCTTGATCCCGGAGGCCTTCCAGTATTCGAAAACCCAGCGGCAGCGCCTCCTGTGGCTACTGGAGCGTACAATCCTTCGTCTTTGAATGTCTTGAACTTTCTTTGAGACTCTAAAGACTCTTCTGGGTCTGGCAATCTTCCAGTCTCTATTGCCTGCAAGCCTTCCTCCGCAGTCAAAACGCCAAGCTGCACTAGCTGAGCAGAAACTCTGTTCCAAACTGAAGCGTCTTGGATATCTATTTCTTGGAAATGAGGAGTAGGAAAGTTTTTGAAACCTAAATTTTTGCAAAGCCTCTTTATCTCTGGAACCATAAAGTCATTTAAGAAAGCTTGTCTCCCTTGCTGCAACCTTTGGAAGAAAATATTTGATTTGATACTTGAACTTGAAAACTTCTCTTCTCCAATTAAAATATTATTTAAACCCTGCTGGATATCTGTATTTACTACTTCATATTTTCTAGGATCAAGAATACTAGCGATATCAGGAATAATAAATTGAGCTTTTGTAGTAAAGTCAGAAACTAAAACTTTTCCTACTGATTGATTTTGAAAAAGAGCTTGCATTGCTTCGATATTTTTTTGATTAATATTTAAAGCGCCGCTTTTCAACTCTGAGCCCATGGTAATCAAGAGAACAGCTTGTTGAGTTGTTCTTGTGAGCGCCATGTCCATTTTTTTCATTTCCTGCTTCCAGTTAATGTCTTCCAATACTGGAAAACCCATAGGAACAGAGAATGGTTCGTAATCTTGCTTTTTATAAAATACAGCAGACACTTGCTCTGTATCCAAAGGAATTGTAATGTAGGCTCCAGCACCAGAAAGGACTTTCTTTTGTAGATTTAGTTTATTGTTTTGGCTTAAGCTTTTTAATACTTCTCTATCTTCATCAGTGGTTGGATTACGGAGTCTTTGTAATTCGTAATCAGTTAGAATCTTATAGTAATTGCCACCAACAAATGAAATATTACCACCATATTGAATGTCAGCAGGATTTAGAATCATGTACTTAGATGGCAACTCTAATTTATCCGCAGCAGAGATAGAATCCGATCCGAATACTTGAGTTATCTTAGCTACATCTCCAGCATTGACTTTGTAATCAAATCTATAAATAAAAACGTTACCAGAGCGATAATACTCTCTGAAGAACTTGTCTACGAAATTATCAATGTTAATTTTTATAAATAAAGCGTCTAGAAAATCTCTAGCCTTCTTGTTGCCTCCAGTAAAATAAATCTTACTACAAGAAAACTCTGTCATGAGATCAATAACATTCCTGAAAGAAGAGAAATTATAATAAGCCTTTTGGCACAAAATTACAGCGTCTCTGATATTGAGACTGCTCTTATTCTGTATGCTATTAGAATATTTAAATGGCACTAGACCATAATCAATATTATAAAATCTATCTGTTCTCTCGATGTCGCCAGCAATATTTCTGCGAGCCCTTAGGGGCGCGTTTTCGGCAGAAGCTGCGTAAGCAGTCATCATTGGTTTGACTTCTTGGATCTTTGGCTTTCTCATGTTATATAATCATTAAATGGTTTCCGCTTCTGAAAACTACTCCTGAAGGAAGGCTTCCTGTTTGTGCTTGAGTTGGCAAATTCGGCAGCAACACGTATCCAGACAACCCGCTGATAAGAATAGACGTTCTGCTTGAATGCCCTAAAATCAAAGTATAGTCATCGAACAACTCTATCATTGGCAATCCATTAGAGTCAGTCACAGCGAACAAAGAAGCATTGGCCCCCGTTTCAAAGTAGCTAACAAAAGTGCCAGCGTTTCCAACTATAGATACAACTCCAGAAGAGGCAACAAGAGAGATGGTGGTTGGGTTAGTAGATCCACTAATATTTATTCTTTGCGCGGTTATCGGAGATGCAAAAGTTTTTGAGCCGCTAAAATTAAAATTATTTCCACTAGCTATATTATTTACATTTGTGGCACTAGATCCAGTTGTAATTTGATTATTAAGCGACCCAGAAACTGTATCTGTATAAGATTTTAAAGATCCACTTGCTACGTCAACCTTTGTGCTGACGCTGCCGCTAGCAGAAGCAATACCGCTATTCAAGGCTCCGCTTAATGAAATAGTATAACCGCTGAAATAATTTATTTCTGCTAATAAATAATTTCCAGTGTCAGTAAGACGAGTCGAAAGGGCTCCACTTATGCTATTAGAAAAAGCGGCCGCAGCGTTACCAGAGCTGTCAATCTTCGTATTTAAATTTCCAGAGGTGCTGTTGATAATAGAATTTAATGTTCCTGTTGCAGAGCTCAATGCCGCTGCATCAACGTACCCCTCCGGATTAGAGGTCAATGGGTAATAATTATCATCTCCCACCTCCACAATAAATCCAGAAAACTCTGGCTGATCTACCTGCTTTCTTCTAATCAAATTAGCCATGCTATTATAAAGTTACACTAAAACATTACTGGAGTAAATGTAAATGTGTTAATTTCTGCAGTTTGTTTCATTATTTCGTTATAGTATTTAACGCCCCAATTTGCCAACATAAACGCAGAATAATTATCTTTTCTAGCTCTAGTTGTTGAAGATCCTCTTTTCAAATGCTGCGGTAGATCAAAATTTTGCATTCCTCTAGAAGTGGTTGTGTATTCTACTAGAGCGCATTGTTTTTTAGTTTGATAGATGTAGTCGTCTTGATTCTCTATGAAATCTAAATTGCTCCAATCAGCTTTATCTCCTGTAAATATTAAATCTTTAGGAAGACTAATCCCAACAACATTATCGAAAAACTTATCATTAGAGCAAACTCTAGAAGCGAATAGAACTTTCTTATAATCTATGCAAGCCTGCAAGTATTCATTAGCTTTTCTTATAAAGTTAGATGTAAAGACTTGATTGAAAGCTATTCTATGATCAGATAAATTATATTGGGACTTAGCATTTCGTAATTCCATTTCGAGATCTTGGCCTTCGGCTTCTGAATTGAAATTAAGAGTTTTCATATTTATTTTTGCAGCTTTAAATATCTCTGACTGGTTGCATGTATCAATAAAAATATCTGCACCAGCATTGTCGCACATTATCATAACGACATTAAAATAAGTCATGATGTAAGAAAAATACTTAACATGATTATTTAAATTTCCAAGGCCAGCGTAAGTATGCACAAGAATTCCAATCCCAGTCTCCTCATCTAACTCCATTACTGCTATAGCGAAATAGTCTGCATTTGGGCTATCGCTCATGTTAGGGTCTATGCCAACAATATACTTCTTGCTACTAGTTCCTTTTACTAAAGTGTGAGGATACTCATCTTTAAGAGTGCATAGCTCCATCTTTTTCGCGCTAAAATAACTATCTGAACCATCAGTAAATTGAGCGCAATACTCTCTAAGGAATGAAGAGTGAGACGATCCTCCGCCTTGAGCTTCTTCGATAATTGTTTTGTCTATCATCTCCGGCGGTAGAGCCTCATACCCTAGCTGAGAAACGAAATAACTAGACTCTTCTTTTTCTGGAGAAGTAATTTTTGTAATCCACTCTTGATAAGTCTTATATAAGTTTTCGAATGTATAACTAGCAGAAGACAAAGCTATCATCTTAGAGTTATTTACGAAAACCATTCTGTCTTCTTCTGTCATCTTGCCTTCTGCGATAAGCAAGTCTTCCATTTCACGAATATTAATACGCCTCGTCATGTCTTGCGGGGCAACAAGGAATGGCATCAATACATTTTTGATAATTTCCTCTGGGAGTAGCAAGAACTC